CTATCCAAAAATAATATCATCTTTTTTCTTCATTTCAATTTTTAAATTTCCATACAATACTCTTGCATTGTTTTCAGATAGTCCAGACATTTGACCATCATTAATTTCTATTAAGATCCAATCACCTTTATCTGTCTCTGCAATATCTATAACAAAAAAGTTTGTATATTCAGAAGCTATTTTAGCAATTTTATCTGCTAAAATAAAGCCCTTGTTGCTCAGCTGAATAGAGGAAATAATTTTTTCTGAAGCACAAGACCAATAATATCCATAACTTAATAACTTGTTTCCAAGATAAAATAATCTCCATTCATTACTAAAAGGAAGTCCTTTAGTCCCAAATTCTAATGTCTTCAAAGGAATATATTTTCTATAAATTATATCTTGACATCCAATCATGCTATCTGAAAGCAATTCACATCCAATATGAATAGCATCTTTTTTTGTTCTAGCAAACATCAATTTATTCCATTGAAATTTTTTAGAATTTGTTTTACCTTTAACTATAAATGGACCATCATAAGAACAATCTTGAAATGAATACTCATCCCAAGTTTCTGGAGTGTATTCTTTTAAAGCTTCATAATATTCAAAATTAGCAATCCATTTATGCTGCTTATAAGTATTTATCATTTTACAATGAAGAGATGATAAATCAGTTTCAAGTTCTTGATAATAAGGTAAAGCTGAATATCTAGAAATAACTAAATTATGCTTGCATTGTGTTCTTTGCTCAACAATATCAAAAAAATTATTAGCGAGAGCAATTTCGTTTTCTTCAGCTAAACTTTGTCTAAATAAAATTATAGGTTTCATAATAATAATTATTACCTCTTTTCATAACTGAGTGCAGTAGGAGTCGAACCTACGATGTTTACCCTGGGGGACGAGATTTACAATCTCGCACGACACAACCGACAGTCGCCTTACACTCTTTATATCGGCCGGGAAGGAATTGAACCTATCTTCTTTCTTCCGAGAAGAACGCTCTAGCCAACTAAGCTACCGGCCAGTAAATTATCCCACTTCTTTATTCCACCAATCAATTGAGCTTAACCACACAATCAAACTAAGTACAAAACATATCAGATTTAAAAAAGGCACAATAGAAATTAAGCAATAAAAGAAAACATCTTGTCTTTTCCAAGAACTATGTTCTTCTATATGCGTTTTCTTAATGAATTTATATATACCGAATACCAAAATGGGATAAACAAAAATACCTATATACCAAAGCCATATCATAATATTCCTTTCCGAGAATAACGAAATAAGGCAAGGCACGGGTAGGACTTGAACCTACGAGAATATTTTCTCAATAATACAATGCACGAATCACTCAAATTCGTGGTGACTAGTCATCAATTGTATTAATAAAAAGAAATATTCAATACACAGAGTGTAGTGTACAGCGTTTCTCTTGCTAACCGCACCGAAAAACTGGACCACGGAGGAACTCGAATCCTCAACATCCTGAATGCAAACCAGGTACTCTTCCAATTGAGTTACGGGCCCGTATTATCATAGAACGTTGGAGTCGAACCAACACATACCATACTGAATAGGAATCGAACCTAAACCGGGAGCTACCCGTCGCCCATTGCGTTTCCTATGATAAAAATTAAATACAATCGGGAACCCCGGATTTGAACCGGGATTATTCCTGACCCCAGATCAGGTGCCATGGCCAAGTTAGGCGAGTTCCCGAATAATTTCTTCTCCTAATAATTCAATCCAGCTGTTAATAATATATTATATCATAAATTTGATATAATTGTTCAAAGAAATTTGAAAAAAATCACGCCCGTACCGATTTGAACGGTATTCATCTGTGTTGGAGACAGAGCCCTCTCCCAGGAGAACAGGCGTAAATAAAAAGCCAATATACTGCTATTGAATCACAAACACAACATCTTATACTTACTTGTTTTGTAGTGCTTGAATGTTTACAACAGCACCAAATTTATTAAACACTTTTGTAAAATTATCAATATTTTTATTCCAATAAATCATAGCACATGCCATAGGAGCTCCTGTTCCTGTGTCTTCTCCATTAATAAGAAATTTTAATCTAGTATCTTCTAAGAAGCATATTGAACTAGCTTTCCCCCAAATGTATTCTTTCCAATGACTTGTATTAGTCGCAACAGGGACTAAAGCAATCACTTCAGAATTATGATTTTGATTAGCAAAACAACATCTTTTTAACCAATCTTTAATTCTTGTTTTTCTTTCTTTATCTAACCCGTATGGTGGATTAACAAAAATTGTAGAATAATCCCACGATTCTAAAAGACCGTCATAATTAGGTAATTTATATTCAACATCAGCCCTAACAACAGACCATTCGTTAGAACAAGGATCCAAGGATATTTTATTATTAAATACTTTTTTAACAGCATTAATATATTTTAAAGGAGTACACCAATGAATACTTTTAGAGTTTATTGTTCGTCCAGCTGTCATTCAAAATATCCTTTTTTGCATCTCATATTCTATAGAAATATTAATCACTTATGAAAATAATATCCAGTCCAACCAAAAAGACTTACTCCAAACCAATAAGTATATCCTAATGCTTTATATCTTAATGGTTGCCCTTTTTGTTTTCCGTATCTTATTATCCATAACCTAAAAGCCTTGTCGTCTCTTCGTCTTTGTGCTTCATCTCCTCCTCTGTCATATCTATTATCATGATCAAAACAAATATGACCAATATCAAAATCAGGGACATAACTACAATGAGGGCCTGACCAAGTTTCCAACTTTTTTTTTAATTTAGAGAAAAAAATCATTTTATATAACCTCAATTAAAGATAAAAGCTATATAATAATTATATAATTTGACATTTAAATCCTTTTTAAAGTGTATTCTAAAAAGGTGCCTGACGGGACTTGAACCCGCATCAACGCATTCACAGTGCATTACTTTAACCAGTTAAGCTACAGGCAACATTAACTGGGGAAGATAAAATACTTCCCCAGGTTGATTTTAACAACTTTGTACCCTATTTAATTATCAATAAAACTTCTATTAACTCTATCAGTTAATATATAAATCAAAAGATAGTAATGGGACTCGAACCCATGTAACGAGTTTTGCAGACTCGTGCCTTTGCCATCTCGGCCATACTATCACTTGTTAGGAATGTTCGTAGTTAAGAGTTCCAGATTTGAGCTACATGCTAGGATTATCAAAACTACGAACAGTTATCCTAACAGCGCCAGTCGGGGGTAGATGGGAGGCGCGAGGATAAATGCTTTGTAAAATAATAATGTTGTTTCAATTTTAGCATTTTTTGTCTCACGCCTTCTTCGAAATGAAGAAGACTATTTTATTATACGAATAAATTACTATATATATTCCAAAAATCTTTTTAAAATATTTATATTTTTTAAATAATATACATAACTTCTTTTTATGTAAGCCATTGTGTTAAACATTTTTTTAAAAAAAATATAAATAAAACTTTACTTTATCAGGTGATTTAAAAATAATTAATATTTTTTCATTCTTTCTAGTAATATTTTACATCTTTTTGAAGGCTCTTTAGTAAGAAAATTACATTTTTTGCCGAAACAATAAGGATAATCGAAATCAAACTGTTCTTTTGTCGGATCTATTATTGCTCCATTGCACTCTAACCACCAATGAGTTATTTGATCTATTTTATATCGTTTAATAGTCAATTGATAATTTTCTTTTAGCAGGTGGTATAAAGCTTCTGAAGCGATATAACAAGCTCCATGTATAGGTGTAATTCCTTTATGTTGTTTTTTTATAAGATCAAAAGAAAGATTTTCTTGTAATATATTAGTTAAATCGATAATTTCTTTTTGTTGATAATGTTGGCTTTTATTAATATTGTACGTCCATTTTTTCTTTCCGCAATCCCAAATTGCATAAACTCCTCTAGAATTATTCCAATCAACAATAGTCATTCCTTCAGGTCGTTCTTTATTTGTTTTTCTTTGAGATTGCTTTGTGCAATATTTTTTATTAATAATATCAAAATAAAAATAACTTTTATCATATTCTTTTTCTAAATGAAACTTAAGAATATTATATACTTTTCCTTCAGAAATACAATTATCTGACCATGATATTATAGTTGAATATTCGTTCTCCTTTGCCCATGTGACAAAGTATTTAAATAACTTAGAACTACCCCCCTGTACTGTTGTATCGCTCTTAAAGGCTAATCTAGACAAGACACAAGCAGTTCTATCGCCTCCCCTTTCATGGTGGAGACCCGCTGTCATACAACCTATAATTTCATTGTTATATTCTAAATTAAAATATTTAATTACTTTTATTGGCTTCCCTTGAATATGGTATTTCTCTAAAAAAACACTTGAATCTCTGTTAGTAATAGAACATTTCCTTGCAGCTATTTTGTTTTTGTTTAAACCAAAAGCAGATTTGAGAAAATTTTTAAACTGTTCTTCTTTTTCAAGATAAGTATGTTCAAAAACATGAATAAGACGTATTCCTTTTTCTTGACATAATCTTGTTTTTGTTGCGTGCTTATTTTTAGCGATATCTCTATCTAGAAAGGCTTCAGAGTGCCAATAGCTTCCATTAAATTCTATTGCCACTTTATTTTTAGGATCATAAATATCTAGCTCTAAAGGAGCAATAGCTGTTCTATCATTAAAAAGAACATTAGAACCATTTGCTTTCAACCAATCAAAAATTTCTTTTTGTTTTTGCTGCTTAGGAAAAGAATAAACAGAATAATATTTTTCTTTAAATTCAGGACGAAGAAGAGCAGCTGTTGTGCTTTGATAATTAATATCATATTCTTTACAAATATTTTTTAACGTTATGCCGGTTTCTAACTTATCCCAAAAGGGCTTTCCTTTTAAAATATTAATAAGTTTATAATTGTCATTATTGCCAGAAAAGATATTTTGTTTCCACGATTTAACTGTTTTATCTCTTATGTGTGTGTTTTGTTGCGGATTTTCAGCACCATATTTTTCTAAATTAGTCTTTTTTGTTTTATCACGTATTACATTTGATTGTAAGGGATTTTCAACGCCATATCTTTCTAAATTAGTTTGTTTTATTTTATTTTTTATGTCTTCGTTTTGTATAGGACTTTTTACTCCATACTTTTTTATATTAGTTTCTTCTATTTTTTGCTTTATTTCTTCTGATTGAAAAACGTTTTTAACTCCATACTTTTCTAAGTTAGTTTCTTTGGATTTATTTTTACTATCATCAGTAAGTTTAGTTTTAGATATTTTTTTAGCAATATCTTTATTTTGACTTGCTTGTTTAGTTCCATATCTTTTTAAATTAGTTTCTTGAGCTTTTTCTCTTACTTTAACATCTAGAAATGGAGAACCTTTAATCTTTTGTTCTTGTATTCTACATTCTTTATGGCAAGCAGAACCTGCTTTATTAAAAAACCCTTTTCTTATAGGCATCTCTTTACCACAAAATCTACATATAGCTATAACAAATTTAGATGAAGTTCGACCAAGTTGATCTGGGTTATAACCATATTCTTCTATTGTTTGTTCTTTTAAAATTTCAGAACAATAATTGTGTATTTTTCTTTCTTGACCATTAGAGGGGTTTTTCTCGTTTTTAAAAACAAGCGGACAATAGGGTTTTATTTTTATTGTATTTTCTGAAATATATGTTTTTAAAATAGAAACATGTTCAGTTAAAAATCTTGGTCTTCCTTTTTCTGAAGCTCTATGGCATGGAATACGTCCTGATTTTACTAAATAACTTAATTGATGATACTCTATGTTTAATTCTTCCGCGACATCTCTCATTCTTTTTGATTCAAATCTCCATTCAGGTAGTTGAAATTTATAATCATAACATTTTATAGGAGACTGCATCCCAATTAAATCAAAAAATGCAGGTATCCCTTTTGCTTCTATATAAATTCTATTATCATTATTGCGATGACAATAAATATCTTTTTCTTTTAACTTGTTTGCTAAAAATATAACTTTTTCTGGCAAAAATGAATCTGTAGATAATCTTATAGAAATAGAATTATCGCTCTGGACGGCACTCCCATCTCCTAAATACCAAAGCAAAACAGATGTTTTGTTAATAACAACATCATCAGGAGGTTGTTTGCTTTTTTGTCCATTTTGATCATTTTGAGGATACCATCTTAAATATTGCTGATAAAGATCAGGATGAGCAAGCGTTCTCCCATCATATCTAATTCCATTTTTCATATGACTATCTTTATACATAGATACACTAGCTAGGTAAGGGGCAAAATAACTCATTAGAAAATCTGCAAATTCTTTGTGTTCTAAGCCACACGCCAATCTGCCAACATTATAATTTTTGCCAAGAGTTATACTAATGGATCCGTCTCCTAATATAAATCCATCAAGAGCAGCAAGAATATCTGAGGTCAAAAAAGAATCATTATAATCAAGATCACTTGTTGCATCTGCAATAGTTCTTCCATAACCCAATTGTTTAGCATATTTGTATATAGTACCTGTTGCAATATTATATCCTTTATTTGTTAACATTTTGTTTATAGCAGGAAAAGACATTCGCTTTTGATTATAATATTTTTCAAAAAAAGATTTATTTAATATTGTAGTATAGTTTATTTTATTTTTCATAATAAACATATTATAATTATTATATAGACACACTTGCTAGTAAATATATAGTTAATTACTAATAAATTTCTCCCTCAATGGCAATGACGACAAGAAAGAATAAAAAAAGAGCACTTGAGAATATATCTCAAATGCCCTTGTTTTTACCGCTTTATAGCTGTTTTTAAGTAGCTTCTGTTACTTCAATCGTTGATACAGCATAATCGTTAATCACGACTATACCCACTTCTTCGTAGATAACCCAACCGAGCCTAAGTTTCTTAGGATCATCAGCAGGCAATACGGAAATATCTTGTCGGATTGGGAAAGCTCCAACGGTATCAGGAGAGGCAACTAACAGAACAGTATCTGTTGCCATTCTTGAGCTAACGTGGAGATCTGCCGTCCAAAGGTGTCCATAAAGACCTGTGGTGATGATTTCTCTTTGGGTTGCTTCGTCATAGAAATCTTTACCAAACAAACGAATATCAGCAAAACGGTTTGCTTGCATAACAACTTTTGTGCAAACAAGATCATGCTGCTCAATTAGTCTATAAGCAGTGTTCAAAGAAGCAGTGCTTAAAGAACCAACGTTTGTTACTACTTGTGTACCAAGGGTATTAGCAGCAGCAATCAGAGCGTTAAAGATATTTGTATCTTCTTCTTTCTGAATAGCTTCTTTAGCCTTGATTTGCGCGCGGTCTACAATGTAGAATCTGCGAGCTTTGATTTCAGACAAACGAACAGTTGGGTTCGCAGCGATTTCAAAAGTAGGAACAAGAATTTCTTCGCCTTCTTGGATCTGATCTGGAACAGCGCCTCTACGACTAACGACATGAGCGATAGACGCAACATCTCGTTCGTATCGTGCAAGGGCACCTTGAGGAAGTTCGTCAACCATCAAAAGCTTACGACCAACGGCCTGATACTCTAACGAACGACGAATAGGCTCAACCATAGCTTGCGCTAAAGCGGTTCTTCCTTCGTCTGTTTGTAAAGCTTGAGCAATAACTTCTTGCTTTTCGGCATCGGTAAGATTTTTAGTCATAGACATTTTTCTTTCTCCTTCTATGATTGTTTTTGTTATTAAATGTTTATTTTTTAAAACTTTAATATCCTAAAAACAACTATAAAAATTTTAAATTAGATTTCCAGTTTAAACTGGATATAAGTGCCCAAGGAAGTTGAACCAGTTACAGCTGTACCAGGAACTCCACTTGGATAAGCGGAAGGAGCAACAACTACTGTTCCTATAACTTGAGCGCTAGTAGAAGCAACGTTAGTAAGTCTTGAATTAGCGCTTACATACAGAGGATTACCAACTGCATAGGTAATAGGCACAGCACCTGTTAAAACTTCATATTCAGTTGAAGCAAATTTGCCACCACTATGGTAGACTGTCATTTGCCCAGATGCCAGTGTTTCATTAAACGCATCTGAAACACGATTCTGTGTCCATTGGGTGCTTCCAGCAGCATTGATCGTTACTGCGGCTGAATAAGGGGTATGAGGATGAGCGGCAGCGGTTGGGGGTGTTGACGCAAGGGTATCAGCGGCAAGACCGATAGCTCTTTCGGCTGCTGCGCCAGTAGCTCCAGCAACAAATCCAGTAGCAGAAAGATCGACTACCATACCTTCCACGATTGCAGTACTCCAGTCAGGATCTACTGGGTAAAAGTCTGCAACAACATGATACAATTCAATTAAAGCCATTTTAAAACTCCTTTTTAATTACTGAACTTATCTATTAAAGACTTTACGAAGTTCAGCATTATTATCTTGTTCGGCTTGAACATTTTGTTTATCAAGACTAAATATGCTTTGAAGCTTATTTGTCAATTCGCTTTGAGCTTCTTTGATCGTAATGTTATTACGATTTTGAGCTTCCTTGTCGCTACTTGCTTGTCCTATAATTACGGGTTGTTCAATCCCGTCTGACGATGCAGCGAGTCCTTTTTTCTCAACAAACATGCCTTTTTCAAGATCATGTAGTTGATGAATTTTATAACTTTGCAATTCTGCGATTTTTTGAGAAAGACTATTAGCTGTAATCATATGATTAGCTAACATTCTTCCTGCAATTCTTATCGCTTCATTTGCATTGTCTTTTGGCTCTTTTTCGCTACTAGCGTTAGCACCGCGAAGCCCCGTTACATTCTCTTCTTTTTCAGGGGCAATTTCTTTATTATCTTTTTCGCCATCAATTCTTTCATCTTTTACAGGAATTGATGGAGTATCTTTGTCAGTTGGCTGTTCGCCAATACTTGCTTTTTCATCTCCCAAAAAACCATTTCCTGTTGCAGGAATTGTTCCTGGTTTAGGGTCTGCTTTAGGAACAGATCCAATACTTGCTTTTTCATCGCCTAGAAAACTTTGATCTCCAGCAGAATAAGGCTTAACATCTTCATCATCTTGTGGAGGTTTTCTTACAACTTTTTTTTCTTGAGCTTCAATGATACGGTCAGCTAAGTTAGATATCTGTTCTCTTGTTGAATGAGATGCCTTACCTTGTCCTCCGTCGCCACCTGTATATCTATTGTCGCCGCCTTCAAGACCTTGTTCTTTTTCGTGGCCCATAGGCTTGCTGCCAACAGGAATTTTGATCTTAGGTGCTTTGTCAGGATTTGCATCTGTTTCTTCTTTTCCCATTGTCGCTTTACCAGAATTAATTTCAGGAGAATCTACACCGTCTGAGAACTTGTCTTCATCTCCTATTGTTTTATTATCTTGAATTTTTCCTATATCAGGAGAATCTTGAGCATTTTGTTGAGTAATGTCTTTTTCGCCAGCTGTTTTATTTAAAACACTTAATACAGAATCAAGATCTAAACCAATTTCACCTGTTCTGCCTATATATCAATGTTTCATTTTATTAGATTCTTTCACAAACTTTTCCTCTTCGCTAGCTGTTAATGCTGTTCCAATCTCTCCTTGTTCGTCATCATTCCATTCATCTTGTCCTTCTTTAAATTCTTCATTTTCATCTACTATTTCATCTCCAACTTCTTCTGTTTCAACATCTTCTATTTCAATTCCTTCTTTTTCTTGAAGTTTTTCAACAACTTTTTCAGCAATATCTTCTATGATATCTTCTTTAATGTCATCAACAGTTCCCATCGCTTCTTCGCCTTCTTCTATTAAAGGACATTCTTCGACTTCTTCTGTTAAAGGACACACTTCGCCTTCTTCTGGAACTTCTGCAAATTCTACTTCTACAGCTTCTTCAGGATTTTCAAGTCCAAGCCCAAGTCCAAGTCCAAGTCCTTTACCATGTCCTTGACCTTGTCCTCTTAAGTCTTTGACTTCTTCGTCATTGGTAGATATTCCATCTGTTTCGTCTTCTACGCCTTCATCTGTTACATCACCATCAAAAGCAGGAGTATCAACATCAACATCTATAACAGCTTCAACATCTTCATCTGCTACGTCTTCAACGTCTTCAACGTCTTCAACTCCTTCAACACCTTCAACGCCTTCAACACCTTCAACGTCTTCTCCTAAAACCACATCTAAAACTTCTTCAAGTTCTTTAGCGGTTTCTTTTGGAAGTTCAATTGTTACTGTGTCATCATTAATGTCTTCAAATGGATCTACGTCTTCCATTCCAGTATCTTCCATTTCAACGTCATCTACTTGATCTACATTATCTTCAATTGTTTCTTCTAATTCTTCTGTAAATTCATCTTCAAATTGTGCATATTTCATTTTCATTGCTTCACAAATGCATGATGCTTCTTTGAGACCATATCCCATTCTAATATAGTCTTCTAAGCATTCTGAAGAAGCGTTTTTGTCGCTCCAAACTTCAGCAACTTTTATAGCTAATTTACTTGAATAAACATCAGCTTTCTTTAGAGAATTGCATACGCAATCATATAAAGGTTTTCCTTCGCAAGGTCCGCTTAAAGCAAGAGCGTTTAATCCATATCGTCTTGCCAATCGTTCACGACAAGATTCAATTGGGAATTTATCTCCGAACTGAGAAGCAAATACTTGCTTGTATTCATCAATAACAGATCCAGCTTTTTTACTGGCTGTTTTAATTGTTTGTAAAGTTCCAGCTTTTTTCATATGAAGAATATGATCAGCTTTTGTTTTTAAATCTGAATTATCAAATTGCTCTTCTGTAACCCCGATATCGCTTAAAGCCTTAACAAAAGCTTGTTTCATTCTGCTACAAGATGTGCATTCTGCATTTTTCTTAGTTTCCCATCGCCATTCAGCATAAACTTCTTCAGGTTTATCTTTGCGAACAGCATAAAGAACTTGATATTCTATTCCGCTATCAAGACAAGCTCTTTTTCCATTTCCAAGATTAACAGTATCTGTAGATCCTGTAATTGGACTAACTGATCCAATTGCTATGCCTTCTTTTTCTGCTTGCTTCATTGCTTTAGAATTAAGTTTAATCATTGTCGCAAATTTTATAGTAGCTTCTTTAATGCTAGCTTTCTTTGTCATTTTTGATTTGACAGATGCTGTTGCTAATTCTCCATCTGTTGGCATTTCAAATCCTTCACCTTCTAATACTTCATTTACTTCTTCTTCTTCATCTACATTGTCTTCAAGGAAATCTGCCCATTTTGTTACAGTAATATTGACTTTAAACTGCATTTCAGAACCGCAGTTGTTACATTTACCTTCGCCTTTAATGATATCTACATCATTAGAACCGCATACAACGCACATTGCGCCTGGAGGCTTAGGTGCAGCATTTTCAGCATCAACATCTACATCTACCATATCTGATTGTTCAAAACTTTCTACAGGAGCTTCACCTAAAGCATTAGCAGGAGGTTGTGGTAAGCTTGCGCCTGCGCCAGGAGCTTGTGAAAGTCCGCCTTGTCCGCCCATTTCTCCGCCAGCCAACTGTGCTTCTTTAACTAAGGATTGTCTCATAGCTTTTCTTGAAGCTCTTGCTCCTAATCCTTGTCGTCTTTTTAAACGCTCTATTTCAGTTTCTTCAAGGTTTTCTTGTTCGTTTTCTTTTTCTTTTTGTTCCATCAAAGCTAATGATTCTCTTTCTTCATTTGATAAAAATGAAGCATCTTTAGCTGTTGCTATAACAATATCTTGTTTGCTATCTAAATCAATATTTGTAATAACAACCTTTACCGTATCATCATTGATTAAATTGCTTGCATATTTTTGAACTTCTTGAATAAATAAATTTTGTTTTTTAGGATCTGCATTAATCTCGCTCAATGCAGCATGAATTTGATATATGCCATCTTCTGGACGATCAAGTTCTTTAACAGCACTTTCAAATTGAGCTTTCTTGCTCAATACAGTGCTATCTTCTTCTTTAGATGACATTTTTTCTTTAACCATAGATTCTACTTGGCTCATGGCTTGTTTGTCGCTTAAAACATAATTAACAGCATCAATCATGTTTTCAGCTTTCATGCCGCTGAGATTATCGCTCATACTGATAATTAAAGAATCTTTAGAATTGGGTCCTTCAATCGCTTCAGAAGCTAATTTGGAAAGATAAGTATACTTTTCTTTCTTTGCTTTTCTGTCGTCAAGCTTATGAGGGAACGAGTTAATCAAAAGCATATAAGCTGCTTTGTCATAATTCTTAGGGTTATCTGTAAAAGAAGAAGCAGCTTTTTGAATTTCTTTAGGAGTTTTCCCGAAACACGAAATACAATCAGCGATAGCTAACTCAGCAGCTTTGACCATATCTTTTACTGAAGATGCTCTTTTGTTTTGATCTGTGTTGCTGCCTTCTAACTGCTTTTCAGTAATAACATCTGGTTCAGTATATCCTGAATGAGAAAGGAAATTTTGTAATTGTTTTTCTGTTATTACATTATCTTGATCACAGCTTAAAACAGAGCCAATTCGTCTACTGGTTTCTGTCCATTGTTTTTCTGTAATTACTTCTGGAAAATCTCCCCAACGAGCAACAATACCGCTAGTAACATTATCAAGTTGCTTTTCTGTGATAACATCAAAAGACTCGGATCGTTTTTGAGGTGAAACACTAGTCGTTTGATTCACATCTCTTGGAGAATCAAGTTGTTTTTCTGTAATAATGTTCAAATCTTCATGTTGTCTTTCACCAGCTCCAGAAGCGTTTTCAAGTTGTTTTTCAGTAATTACATCTTGTTGTTCTGCTGTTTTGTCAAGCAATGAATCACCTTGACTAGTTTTAACGTTTTCCATATTAAATGGCTCCTTTTCAGAGATATTATTTAGGGCTTCTTTTTCTAACCCTGCTGAAGTTGTATGTAATTCTTTTATTAAGTTATGGATAGCTACTTTAAACTCCTCTTTTTTTTCTTCTTTTTTTGAAGAATATTTAGGTTTTGTTACAGATCCTAATCCATCTAGATCTTGATTAACAAGTGAAGGAGTAGATAAAGAAGATTGTTGTGGTTGTGGTTGTAGTTGTGGTTGTTGTTGTGGATTAGTTATTGCCGACTCATCAGTAATTGTTTGAACTCCTCCTACTACATTAGGAGAAGGTAATTGAGAATATCCCATTTCAACAAGTTCGTCTGTAATTGATTGAACATTTGCTAAAGCATCAACTAGATCACTTACATATTCCATAGAAATATGTTGTTTTTGTTGCATCATACTTTGAGCAACTCGTTCAATTTTATTCATAGCTTCTTTAAGATCTTCTATTTCTGTTTTCCCCGCTACTTTATTTATATTGCATGAACCTGTAGAGCAAGCTACTTTTGATAGAGAATTTATTTTTTTAGATATATCAGCTATTTTTTCAGACATACCTTGTTTATTAAGTATTTCTTGTACCAAACAATCATGACAAGCTGGATTAACAACAAAGCTATCTTCTATAAATTTAATTCCATAATTGTTTTCATATATTTGAGCTTCTTTGTGTGTTAATTCATTAGCTTCTTCTTTTGTGCATCCACAAATAGGACATTTATCTTCGTAGCCTTCTGCTTTAGTACTGCTATTGTGATATTGACAAGTTATGGCTCCACTAAATTTCTTGTTTTTGCGATCTCTAACATGTTCACAATATTCATCTGCTGTAGCAGCACAATGGTGACAAATTGAGCAGCAACTTGCTTCGACGCTGCAATTATGAACAGCTAAACTATTTGCAATATAACTAGCATCTTTTTCAATTGTTAAATCATAAACTTCTTCTTCAAAATTATCAATTAAATCTATTCCTTTAATTCTACAAGCAATATATTTTTTATTTTCAATTTCAAATATAAAATTATGGGTATTACTATAAGAAGCTGTATATCCATCTAGATGTTTAGCAACTTTTATAGAATTAAAAATTCTTGAAGAAGTAAATAAATTAATAAATAATGTATGTTCAATTGTTTTTATATCAACAAGGCTATTTTTATTAGGTTCTCTAATATTAGTTTGGATTCCTGAAGGACAATCTAATAAAATTAACATAGAACGAATGTCTTCAAGCAATTTTTTATTACAACTAGATATCTGGAAACCTCTAACATCATTTTTACAACTAGTATAATCTTTAACCATGCAGCCATCGGTATCAATATATCCTGCTAAAAATTCTTTAATTGCTTCTTTGCTAATGCTTTGTAAATTAATTCTTTTTGAATGAGCTCCATGTCCAATAATATTATCTATTTTTTTAGCTAATTTTCTATCATAAATGGTAATGTAATTTCCGTTGCGAGCATCAATAATATTTTCATTAATTGAATATGTAGTAAATTTAGATAAAATATTTTTAATCTTTTCAATTAAATTAATTTCATTTTTTCCAAAACAAAAACCAAATCCTTCTATTTTTCCTTTGTTGAATTTGATATAACCATCACCAGTAAAGGCTCCTAGTAAATAATAAAAATCTAAATCAAATTGATTATCTTGTGTTAATTTGTATCTAGATGGAATAAGTAAAAAATCTTCTAAAAATAAGTTTTTAGCTTCTCTAAAAATACAATCATATGGAACATTACGCCAATTTTTAGGATTTATTTTTCGTTGTTCTAAAATTTCGCTTTTACGAATAGATAAAATAGGATGGTCAAAGGTAAATAAAGGGCTTTCGGTTATGTTGCCTAAATCAAACTTTATTAGAGGAGTTCCTAAATAATCACTATGTATTTCTTTTACTTTGCATTTATTTCCTAAATGAGAAATAACTTCTTCTTCAACTCTAATGTCTGATATTTTCTTTTTTGAAAAATCAGACATTGTAATCTCAGAATCTCCAGACATAGCTCCCATACTGGTCCCATTTACATAGCCTTGCTCAATTCCTCTTACTAAATCTGGATATGCGACTCTGTCTACTCTTGCTACAATAAAAATTCCACCTTTTTTATTATCGTACCAAGAATGAACTACATTCCCGCGAGCTTTTTCTATATCTGAATTTTGGTGATTACAAAAAATTGGGACACCAATAAAAGAAGAATATGCTTTTTTAAGCTCTTTTTCAGAAAAAGCATCTCCATTATCATTAATTTCATCTTTCTTAATAGCAAATACTTTAACAAACAAATGTTCTGGATATTTTTTAACAGCTGATGCAATATCAAACCCATTTAAATCATCAGATTTTTCTATTGATGCTGTTTTTACAATTTTTAAATTATATTCATTCCAATTAGGCACATTTAGTGCTTCTATCAAAGTTTTCTGTTGACCTGCTTTTTTGTTAAATGACATTTTTTTTTCCTATTCGTTACAAAAAAAGCAATGTTATTATTGTAATAATAACCGTGGTTATCACGCTTATTTTTGCCGTTTTATTTAAATTTTTGTCCATTTCTGGATATGCTCCTAGTTGTACTAAAGATAAGGCCGTTGAAGGAACAACTACTCCAGCAAATACTGTAGATGGTATCATAGGAATAAACGCTAAAAAAGTAGCTATAAACAACATTATTAAATCCTCATTAGATTATACTTATCTTTTTTTTTCTAAAATAGCAAATAAAAATCCTTTATATATAAAAGATTTTTATATAAATCTTTTATATTTAATTATCTCTATTGATTGTACGAGTAGGAACAAGTCTTTTATGTTCTATTGTTTTTAAATTATTGTAATTAGCAAAGCGTTCCATATAATAATTATCATCTGACTTAGTCCATCTATCTAACATTTTTGTTGAAACATTATATTTTAATTTTTCTAATTCAGGAATAACATAATCACTATGTTCTTTAACAACTATTTTAAGTTCTGCCAAATCTTTTTCTAATGCTGCTATTTTATCATTTGCTGTAACAACAAACACACAAGCTGTTATTAAAGGCAAAATTAACATCAATAAAACGCTAACACTAATACCTGTTTGTTTAGAAATGATATTTGGCGATGCCTGGGTTTTGATTTTCGGTGACATTTATATCCGCCTTAAAAAAATAACATATTAATTATACTATATCTACTTAATAACTAAATATTTATAGATAATCCTTTTTTTTTTAAAAAAAATGCTTATGCTTTAACGTGTCTTGGTATTTTGACATTAGCTAAATCAACTGTATTGTATTCTTGTTGATTTTGAGGCATTGTCACCCCCCACATCTTGCTTGTATGACTTAAAGCAGACATGATGTTATTGAAATATTTACCGCTAGGAGCATAAACTTTTTTCCTTTCCCATTTAGGAGGATATTTTTTTATTCCTGCAAAAAATGATTTTTGTCCATGTTTTTGTACGGCAGGCCCAACAACAACAAAATAATCTGAATCTGTAGTATAGTCGTGCCCTTCCCATCGATAATAAGATCCAGGACCAATATCTTTATTAAACCTCTTTTTTAAGGGTAAAGATCTTTCGTGATAATGTTCTTTCCATCTGATTCCTCTGTCTTTAATTCTTTTTCTTTTTTGTCCTGTTGGCGGTTTAGGCTGTGTATATGATTTTGCTTCTATGTTTTTAGAATGTTTAGATAAATTAAACTTTTCATTATCCATTATTTTCTCCAGATCCAATTAACCATATATAACCTAAATCATTAGGTAATACTTGTTTTTTGACAATAACATTATCTTTTTCTAATAAACTATCTAAAGAAGCAATTTTGAGCAAAACATCATTTGTTTTACTTTTTTTTGTTCTTTGTTTCTTTTCTTCAGCAGCTTCTATAATGTTTTGATGTATAATGTTTTGAATGTCATTAATATTATTATTTAAAGCATCTTCTTTAAATCTTAAAATGCGCCAACCAACATTAGCTAACTTTTGATCCCTGCTTTGATCTTTTGTTTTAAGATCAAGTCTTTCGTGCCACATCGCTCCATCTGTTTCAATAGCAACTCCTATTTGAGGATATGCAAAATCTAAAACAAAAGGTTGTTGTTCACCCGCCATTTTTACTTGATATTGTCCATATAGTTGATATGGAGCGTCTAATAAGCTTAAAACTTTATACATTTTACTTTCTAAATTAGTTAATTTTATAAATGTTGGAGCAGGCATTTGAGTTTGTTCCGTAAGACTTTTGCCGCCTTTGCCTCTTTTACCAATTTTTAAATTAGAATTTATTTGTGGATCTCCACCAGCACCAGCTAATGCACCGACAGGCATGCCGCCTCCCATATCGCCACCAGGCATTGGCATACCGCCTCCCATATCACCACCAGGCATGCCGCCTCCCATATCACCACCAGGCATTGGCATACCGCCTCCCATATCACCACCAGGCATTGGCATACCGCCTCCCATAGGCATTGGCATACCGCCTCCTCCTATAGCTCCACCTGGTCCAACTAATAATTTTTCGTCTCTTAATCTTCTGGTTTCTTGATCATAATTAATATCAAATTCTTCTAATAATTTTTGAGAAGAAATAAGCCCTTTATCGTGTAACTGCATTAGTAACTGCAATTCATTAGAGTTATCTCTTAAGTTTAAATCATTCCATTTAACTTCGGGATAAAGATATATGGTTTCATTCATTTCTTCACTATCTTCTTGATCAACGAATCCCTGCATCATAGCTGTTGGTAAAAAGATATGATCTTCAATCCAATCAGCTAATTTAATTCTCCATCCTTCAAGTCGTCTAATCATCGTTTCAACACCAACTTGTGCAGAACTGTAACTGCTCATTTCGCCGTTGAGTAAGCTTTGATTGAGCATCAAACCATCAAGCATCTCTTTGCCAATTTGCTCTAATTCTGCTGTAATATTGTGTATCTTGCCAGAAGCTCCGTACCATTCAAGATCAAAAGCATGGTGAGTTACTATAGTTACATTAGGATCATTAGCGACTGCGGCTAATTGATCTGAAACATCTTGAATGTCATCAGCAGTTGCTGGTCTCTTTTCTTCTCCAACTTTAACAACTCTAATCGGTATAATAAGTCGTTCTGCCACAATCCAATTAGCTGTTATTAATTTAGTCTTATAAGCTAACGTAGTAAATAGTCTACGAATTAATGATGTTCCATATGCCCCATAAGGACTAGCGTTTTTGGCAATATGACTAGCACATCTATTAGAAAGAGGAATAGGAGATCCTGCCATAACCATATCTACTAATCTTGAAGGCAATCTATTAAAGATTTGTTTTGGTTCTTGTCTACTAACGATCATTCTTAATTCTTCATCAGGAACCAAAGAAATAACAGGTTCGCTAGCTAAAACGTTTTTTTGTACTTCAATCCAATCTGGATTTAATACAACCAATCTTCTAAATTTTCCACCTGGGTGGTTACAAACTTCGCCATCAGGCAAGACACCAGAACCATGACATTCTGGACAATCTATCTCTAGAAAAGGATAAACATCTCCTAACAAGAAGTATTCATGACTAATGGCTTTTATCCAATGGTTTAGTTTTAAATCTTTAACTAATTTCTCAAAATATTTTAAAATTGTTTTATTTTTACACTCAAGCTTGAATCCATTAATTGGAAATTCCGAATTGTGGACTGCAACTCTATTAACAACATAAGTATGAGTATCGTTAATTGTTAGATCATATACATCACCTTTATATTGTTGTGTTTTTATATTTAAAACTTTTCTTTTAATGAAATTTTTATTGCTAAAATTAGCTTCATAATTAATTGGAGTTAATAAATAATCTCCTTTTTTTAATTCCCAAACTTGTATCCAATTGACATCCCCATTCCTGTCAACTAATATTTTGTGGCCAGCTGTAGTTTTTAATGTTCCATTCTTAATTCCAGCAATTTTAATATGAAATAGATTTTCATCTGCTTTTCTTTTATGAATTTCTTCAACTTGATTACAACTGCCGTCATGACTCCTAACTAAATCGCCTTTTTTAATTGTGCTAATAGATTTTTGTTCTCCATCTGCCATTAAAACTTGAGAAGTAGGAGGGAAACAATAAAAATCTATGCCAGCAGCTACTTTAGGATCATTTTCATAATAAAATCTTGACCATTGATAAATTTCTCTCTTTTTGCTTGCGATTTGCCAGTTCTGAGGCGTGTGTAAAGGGCTAAAGAACATTGGCTGAGTGTGTATTGTATTTGCAGCTGATCCTGCAAATTGAGCAGCTTTAGTAATAGGAATATTTACTCTAGAGCTGTTAGAATATTGTCTTGCATTATCATGGATATTTTGAGAACCAGGTGTCTCTGTTAATGATGTCGCAACAAGGCGTCTTTTTCTATCCAAGGCTTCTTTATTTTGATTAATACTTATCGCCATTATTTTCCTTTTACAATAAAATAAATATAATTACATTTAATTTACAGCTAAATCGTTCATTGTATCTTCTATATTTAAATTATCGTCATTTTCAGAAAATTCATCGCTAGATTCTACTTGCATATCTAAATAGGCATCGCTGTTTCCTGCAAGTTGTTTAAACTCATCTGATTCATATGTTTTTGATTCTTTATCATCTTTGTTTATGTTTTTCTTTTTTGATTTATTGAGTTTAATAAATTTATTCGTTTTGCTATCAAAAATGACATTTGATCCAGATAATACAGCATTATCATGGATTAATGGTCCATTCGTATTACTCCAAGGATTGTATTGTTTTCCTTTTTGATCAGGAGCTTTGATATGAGGATTATTTGTTATTGCGTTTTGATTATAATCAGCACCGCAATTAGGACATTTGCCATCATCTGGAGGAGTTGCTGATAGCTCAGAACCACACATTCGACATACTACGGTAGGTTTGATGTCTTTCTGTGGATCTAGCCATTTAGAGCCTCTGGGAGCTCTTTCTGTGTATTGAAATGGATCTTTTAGAGGAGCTAGTTGTGCTTCTTTTAAACTATTTTTTTTTTTAGAAGAAACTTTAGCAAATTCTGATTTTTGCCAATTAAAAGGATCTCCAGACGTTACCGGACCGAAGCCTTTATTTTCGCCTTCAGTTTTTCTCATATGCTCTAATCTAGCTTCTATTACTCCGTATTCAGGAAGACGAGGTTTTCTTAGTTGTCCTGGTTTAAGCTGATAATTGTTTTCTTCTGGAATCCATTTGTCAACTTCGAATCTCTTTTGAATATAGCCTCCAACCCAATCTCCATTATCATCTCGATAAGGGCGGCTATACTTGTCCATGATATTACCACGCCAAACTGTTTCCCAATCGATATCCCAAGCATCATCAACAACTAAACCAAATCCTGTATTTCTATTAACAGTAGTCCAATCTGATACAGGTTGTCTTAAAAACGGATCTATACGTTTTTCTGATGGCCCATACATAATCATATCATGAGCTGTTTGTAATTCAGCTGTTTTTTTCATATTATAAGAAGCTTTTGTAACTTTATTATGTCCATTGACAGAAGCCATTTTTTTAATTTGTTTATTAATGTCATTTACAAAGCTAACTATTTCTTGTTCTTTAAATGGAGCAAAAATAACTTTATCGTTTTCTGGTTGCTCTTCTTTAGCAGATCCAGGTAAAATATCAAAAATTTCCATTGCTATTTTTAACCTTTCTTGATCATTTGTTTGATTAAGATAAAACCTTTGTATTCCCCCTTTAACAACTTCAAGAGGATCAACAAGTTCATTAACATTTTCGTCTAATTGCATTTCTTCTCCAACAATACGAGACAGATTTTGTATTGCTTGTTCTGGTTGAAGAGAAAGCAACCAATCTTTTAATTCTGCTCCATCTTTAAAGTTTGTATCAACAATGTCAGAAAGTTCTTCTTCTTCAAAGCCAACGCTATCTAAAGGATTCATTATTTCTTCTTGTTGTCTTTCTTCAAATTGAGATTGTTTTTTTAAATTAAATTTATTTACTTGAGCCGTAGGACCTATACTTAAAGGTTCTTGAATTTGTACAGTGTTTTCTATAATATCTGTTTGCACATTAGAAAATTCATTAATTTGCTGAGCTAGCTCTTCAGTATCTTGTGCAGATATATCTAATCCAGATAACCATTCCAATTGCTGTTCTGGTGTCATATAAACAAAATTTACAGGTAGTTGTAGTCCAACTGACTGCATTTGAGTTATAAGATTGTTCATATTTTCATTTTGTGATATTATATGTTTTTTGCTTTTCATTACTTTAGCCTTTAAATAAATTATTTATTGCGTCATTGATCGTTTTAGGTTTTGCAACCTTTTCCCATAAACCATCTTTTTCTTTTATGGTTCTTGCTTCTTCTGCAACTTTTTCTCCATGAGTTTTTTTTGGAACTCTTTCAAATTCTTCTGTATCAAAAATGCTTATATTGTTTTGAGAAATTTGATAATTAGAGCCCTTAAAAGATGCTTTATTAAGAACAGTAGAATCTTTTCTTGTATCTGTACTATCAAGTGCGTTTACCATTTGATTTAATTGTTTTTCTTTAGTTTCATCGCGTTTGTTTTTAAGGGCTTCTTTTGCAAGATGAGTTTTTTGTTTATTATCTTGAGATTCTTTTAACTCTTTAAGGGTGTTTGTGTTCCAAATGCTATTAGATGTTTCTGATCCTAAATGTTTATTGGGACCACCCATATCAGAAATTACACCTGACTTTGCTGACATAACTTTTTTGCCTCTAAAAACCATATTTTTATCATCTAATTTTTTACATGGTTGTAATTTTGTTGCAACTTTTGAACTTTTATCTTCTTGAATTTCTTTTTTAACATTATTTGCATTTAAAGCATCATTTAAAATGTTTAATTGTCTTTCACCAGATACTCTTTGTATCATTATTTTTTCTCCGTCATATCAGCTAAAGATTTAGCTAATTTATATATGCTTTCTTGTATCAACTCTTTATGAGAAGCTATTTTTTGTTTTTTAGGTTTTCTTTTTGGACCAATAGAATTTCCTGTATATATCTCATCTAGCTCATCTACAGGAACATTTTCATCTTCTGACTCATCTATAGGCTTCATTGATGACAATTTCATTTCTATTTTTTTATTCTTTTTTTCACCTTCTAAAAAAGATAATCCAAATTTAGTTTGTAATTCTTGAACAATTGCATCAAAATCTTTAGAAGAAAGCTTTTGTTTAGAACCATAATATCTATCAGGAATAATAATAGTTACTTCTCTTTGTCCTCCAGGATATAGCTTTTCTGTAACAAATTCATCTTCAAATTCATTTAGTCTTCTTGGAGGATAACCAAAAGATTCTAATTTTGCAAAAATATACTCTGTCAAATCAGGTAAAGTTTCTTCTCCTCCTTCTTTGTTAGAATCTAAAAAAGAAGAAAAAGAGGAAGAATCAGGAGAATCTATATTCTCCTGTTCAATCCCTGTTTGTTCAATAGTATTAACTGGATCTTCTGATTCTGTTTCTTTAGCTTTTTCTCTTAACATATCTTCATTAAGAATATTATGGCCTTGATTTAGTTGTTTTTGAGCGACAACTTCTTCATTTCCAAAATCTAAATATGGCTCTTGAGAATCAAAAGATTGCAATTTCATCTCTCGTTTTGTTCCTCTTGGAACTATTTTCATTTCCTTTTTCCTTTTTCCTTTTTACAATCAATGCCCCTAGGGGACGAACTTATTTTTCAAAAGAAATTATAAATGATTAACTTCCAGCAAGCATTGCTTCAACATAAGCTTCTGGATATAGATTACGCCAATAATCTTTTAACCATGCTTTTGTTTCTGAGTTTAATTTAGCAACTTTAACGAATTGTGCAGAGGAAGCTTTTTTTTCTTCTTTTTCTTCTTTTTCTTCAACCTTTACTTCAACTTCTTCTTTGTCTTCTTTGTCTTCTTTATCTTCTTCTTCAGCTACTTTTACGGCTACAACTTCTTCAGCTACTTTTTCTTCAACAACTTCTTCGGCTACTTTTTCTTTAACAACATCTTCTACAGTCTCTTCTACACTTGCTTCTTCTGAAGAAGCTTGCTTAGTCATGTCATTTTTTGATAGAACCTTTTTAACAAAAGAATCAAAAGTTCCAGAGCTTAAATTGATTTTGTTTGAACTAAACTTAATTGTCATTTTCTTTCTCCTAGTTGTAAATATAATATGATCTTTCCTAAAGACCGTTCCATTCATTACTTTTATGTTTTTTATTTAAAATCCTTTGTTTTTATTATTGTTAAAGTATCTTAAGAGACTTAAGATACGCAATGATCCTATCAGGACCTACAGCTTTTCCAAATATAGGAGCTCCATTCTCATTCCAGGTATTTCTGATAAAATCTTCTTGTTGTTTAGATGCAGACTGTGCGCCTTGTTCTTGAGGAGGCATCATTTCTCCTTCTGGAACAGTTCCAGGACCAACAACTCCTTGTTGTTCTTGTTGCTCTTGTTGTTCTTGTTGTTCTTGTTGTTCTTGTGGTTGAGTTGTTGCTTCTTGTTGCTGCATTCCAGAAATTGCTCCATTTACATCTGTTATAAGAGCAGATAACGCTTGTAATGCATTGCCTCTATAGTTTTGATCAAACTTTTGAATAGCTTGAATAACCATTGGAGCCATGCTTTTTAATTGAGGCGAACTGCTTTTTGCTATAAATTGAGCCAATTCATTTTTTTCTTGAGTAAGTTCTTGTACATACTGTCTAAATAAGCCAAGGCTTTCTTGTCTTGCCATTGGTTCTGCTACTGTTTGAAATAAATTTTTTATATCAACATTTAATTTTGTTGCATTATCAACCAATCTTTTAGTTCTATCTAAGAAATTTTGAAATTCACCTTTTGGACTTTTACTTCTCATCCAATCTGTCATTCGTCTTGGATCAAGCATCTTTCTACCGAATTGAGCTTCTTTAAATAATTCTTCTGCGGCTATAGACAGTTGTTGAGCTTCTTTTTTATATCCAGAAGTTAATAATTGTTCTGCTATTTTAAGTAATTGAGTTCCATTTTCTGTATAGTTTTCTATATGTTTTTGTTTATTTGATTCAATTGAACTAAAAACTGCTATTTCGATTGGAGCACCAGTTTCTAATTTATTATTAACCTCTTTATGAAATTTTTCTTTTTCAAGTTTAATTAGATTTAAAGTATTAGCATTTGCTGTTTTAAGTTCTATATTATTTTGTTTAGCATATTTATTCCAATCAGTATCATCATTATTAATAGAATCTACATATTCTCCTTGACATTCCATCCAAACTTCTTGCGCAGACAAATCTGGCTTTGAAGCTCTTTTAATTCTATAACAATTTTTCCAACAACGATCATTTCTGATCCAATATCCTTGTACTCCTAAATATTGTGCTGTTTTAATGTTTTTTATACTCGCAGCTATAACGTCAATAGCACAAGCTTCTTTAGTCATATTTTGATCATCTAGCTTTTCAGCTAAAACTACTAATTCTTTAATCATATTTTGCATGACTGCTCCTTATTTACCTTATAGAAACAATAAATTTTTTATTGAAATCTTCTCCAGTAAAATTTAATCCGTTTATATTTGTTATAATAAATGCTCTGATTGCATCAATAGTTTGATCAAAAGTCACTAATATCGTATTGTGAGTAGTTTTTGCATAAAAAGTCCCATGCGGTTCTACTTTTCGGTTTACGCCTGTTCCTTTTTTAGTAACATAATTAATATTAATTGTTTTATTGTTATCAATAGCCCAATCAATAGCATCAAATTTATTGTTAAATAAAGGTGCTTTTTCAGTTTCTTCTACTTTTTCGACATCTAAAGGCTGTTCTGTTATAGGAGATCCTTCTGGAACAATTTCATCTCCAATTTCTATATCATCTTCTAATATAGAATGTATATCTTCTTCTTTAATAACAGGAAGGTTATTATTATCTTTATCAATTAATAAACTATTTTCTTTATCTTCTTCTAAAAGTTGAGCAAAAACAAGTTTATCATATTGTTCAGTTATAATTATCTTCATTCTAATAAATAATCTAAAAAAGTTGCATTATCCTCTATTTTTATAAAATTTAATAACTGCCATTTGTTTTTCGTTTTTGATTGAATCAAGTTCTTTTATTGAAATAGAATCTCCCTCTTTAATATCATTAGATACAAAATAATCTTCATTTGCTTCTATCGCAAAAAGACAATATTTTTCGCTTCCCACTGTGCTTTTTGATAGTGGTTTAATTCTATCTATTTTTATTATTGTTTTATCTTCAGAAACAAAAGCAATATCTAATGGAATATAAGTATTTAATCCCCAAAAATTAAGTTTTTGAGAGTATTTAAATTCAAAAAGCATTCCGCAATTATCGTTTAGACTTTTGCGGAACATGAGTCCTTTTTGTAATTCATCAGGCGTTTGTGCTATTTCTACTTTTAACATTTTATGTTATCATTACTTGAAAAGAATTTCTTTCTAAATTATATAAAACACTTTCTACTTCTTTATCAGGAACATCTAATTCAATTCCATCATCTATTTCTTGAATTATTTCTATATCAGTATTGTTATAATTATAATATTGTTGAATCCATTTTCTAACCATTTCTCTATTTTGGTTGTTTTTAATTTGATATCCAAATATATCAATTATTGTAGGAACTTTTCTTTGTCTTTTTTTGTCAAATATCATATTGACAAGATCTAGTTTACCACCTTCAAAATGCAACATTTCTTTTGATACAGGATCAAACCAAAATAAAGTTTTTATGATTTTTTCCTTTTCAGTAATTGTTTCTTGTTTATCTAGAATAATAATTTTCATATTGGATTATAAAACCCTATTCCACCAAGATAATTCATTTTTATTGTTAGATTGTTTAATTGATCTGGATTTTACATTTAATAAAGCTTCTATATAAGAAATATCTTTATGATTAGATTTGGCTTTAGCAAAAGAAGATCTATCATCCCCTAAAATAATAGTTTTAATAACACTACCCCCTTTATCTGTAATTTCAACTTTATTTCCTAAATCTTTTACAAGCCCTTCTTTTTGCATGATTTTAACGTCTTCCTGCGATATTGTTACAGGTCTTCTATATATATGATTACTTACTTTATTATTAATGTCTTTCCATATATTAAAAAGCATATCAGCAGAAGAACTGCTCACTTTATTATGATTCTGTCTTTTAATACCTTCGTGATCTAAAGTATCTAATAAAAAATCTAATATTGATTGTTGATATCTTATTATGTGATGTTTGTTCATAATTAATTATCTCATTAAAAGACTTCTACTTGGATATGGGCTTTCAGCGCCTCTGTCTGCCCATGCAAACGGTTCGTTCCTAATTTCGCGCCAGTAAAATCCCTCACCGACTCGTCCATCGTTGTTATAATTCTCTAACCCCTGCTCATAACGTCTTTGTTTTTTAATATCTCTATCTCTTCCTCTAATTTCAGATTGGATATCATCCCAGGCAAAGTTTCTTTCTAACATTGGTAAATCTAAATTACCCCATGGTCCTTGTATGCCTTTAGCTGTTTTAATTTGTAATTTATTTGTTTCTATTCTTCCTTTTAAAGCAAATTTTAATAATTTTCTTATATAAAATAAATTACAAATTACTCTATGAATCCAATCTAATGCTATTTTAAAACTAGGAAACGTTTTAATAACATCTTTCTCAAAATGATAAATATCTTTATTTAAAGCTTCTTTAGATTCTTTGATACAACTTTCTCTTATTGCTTGACCAACATGAGGAGTATAATCGTCTAAAACAAAAAGAGAAAACCGTAACATTCCTCTTAAAGAAGATGTAAATAAATTAGCACTTTTTATATCTAGGGCATATTGTTCTTTATTTAGTGGCAACAATAATAAATCTAAACCATCAGCTAAAACATCTATTAATAATTGTACATTTTCACATATGTTTTGATTTAACATAGAAATTTTGTTATTTAATGAGATTTTAGTTTTTTTATTATTTAGATCCATAGATATACAGTGCTTATTATCTATTAAATCAATATTATATATAGCTAATTCTTTTTTCAAAATTTCCCAAGTGCTATGCATTTATTCTACTTCTTCATTATTTTTTCTAGAAATAATAGGATGTTCTAATACTCTTTGTTGTTCTTGTTCTTTATCAACAAAAAACAAATCTTTTTTTTGTTTTTTGTCTATGTCAATCATTAAATCATCAGCTTCAGTGTCTGAAGCTTTCTTCTCTTCTTTTATATTTCCTGTTGGTTGAATTGTTTTTTGTTTTTTTGGCAATTTAATTTTTTTTAGAGCTTTTTTAAGAATTCTTTTTTTAGAAGATATTTTTTTCTTTTTATTTTTTTTTGTTTTGATATTGGAAGAAATTTCTTTTTTCTCTTCTATAAAATCAACATCCTTTGTTTGTACTTCTTCTTGGATAGATGCATTAATGTTTTTCATAGCTAATTTAGCACTATCTGATTTGTCTAAAAGAGTATTTTGTTCTGGATCCCAAGATTGCATAATAGTTTCACTAGTTTCTTCTTGTTTCTCTTTAATGATAATAGCATCTTTTTTAACTTTAACTTTGTTAATTTTAGCTTTTATTTCCTTTTTTTTCAATTTTATTTTTTTTACAATAGGAACTTCTTCTTCTTTCTCTTCCATTATGATTAATATCTTCTTGTCAATAGCCAATTGTATTGAGGGCATTGCAAGATCTTTTTCAGAAATCATAAGTGCAGCATTTGCTTTTAATGGCGTTTGATTAAAAGGCAACAACAGCTCTCCTTTAAAATTTTCAGCTACTTTAATCATCTTAAGCATATTATTAAATCCCTTTCTGTTTATGACGAACTTTATTAAATACGTTTTTATATTTTTGCATATTGTGAGGACCTATAGGATCGCTTTTTTGAGGCTCAGATAGCTCTCTTGTTACTATATTCTCCTCGCTTAAAGGTGATGAAGGATCAAAAAATGTTCCATTATTAGTACCTTCTCCTATAGGAGAGTCCATAAACATATGATCGGAATAAGGAATGTCTGTGTGTCGTTGTTTTTCATATTGATCTTTACTAGAAAAACCAGATGGAGTCCCTTCTCCTCTAAATCGCGTTCCTAATCCTCCTCCTGTTTCTTCATCAGCTGGTCTAACTAAAACAGCATCCATGCCTTGTCCGTCACCAACATTCCATTGTTTTTTATAAGGATCTTGATAGTCCATTTGAAAAGCAGTAGGCATGCCCCCATCTCTTTTAGCTATTTTAAAAAAAGTATAATGACAATTGCTACAATTATGCATAGCTGATTTGTAATTGCAACAATGCCCGCAACTTAAACATATAAAATTTAAGTTTTCATGCATTTTTTTATAATTATTATATGGATTTGTCATATTTAATATTTTTAAAGTTTATCTACTTCTTCTTGTATTTCTTCTTCTAATTCTTCTTCTTGTTTTCTAGCTTGTGTGTTTGATTCTTCATATCTTAGTTCTTCGTCCCATTCTGCATCTGTAAATTCTTCTTCATTGCGTTGTACTTGAGATAAAATGTATATTTTGTCATTATTAATATCAACAATCATTTGTTTTTCTTTTTGTGTTAATGCTCTATTTTCATAATTAGCTGTTTTATAAATATGATATAACATAGCATCTGCATTAGATAAATTTTGCATAACATTGCTAGATTGTTTTTTAATAGAAGGATTTGCCTTTTCAAAAGCTTTTCTATCTCCATCATAATTTGACAATAATTGACTTGGTTGTACATTATTCGTAATAACAGTTTTTTCAATAGTTAATTGATCACCAATATATTTATCCCAAAAAGAAGTATCTCTTTCTGCTTTTCCTTCATTATTAGCTTTATTAAATGCTTTTGCTCTTTTTTGTTCATGTTCTACAGCAAAGTCCATTAAAGGTTTAGCCTCTTCATCTGAAATTCTTAATTGATTTAATGTTTTTGTTGCTTTATCTAATTGGGCTTCTAAAATAGGATTACTATCATTGTACTTTCGCACTGAATCTAATTGAGTTTCTAGAATTTGATCATTAGGAAGATCTTTTCGATCTTGCTTTAGCAACCACTCTACATTACCAGTATTATCATCAGCTTCTGTCTTAAATTTTTTTCTATCGTCAATAAGTCTTTTTTCTTCTATACTAATACTGGTTTTAGCTTGTTTTGATAAATTCCACTTATTTTTAATCATAATTTAATTTCCTTGACTTTAAAACGTGTGTATATATATTTTAATTTACTTAAAAACTGTTTTTTTCCCTTTTATATTTTCATACAAATTTGTTATTACTTAAGGGCATTGGCCATGGTCTTCTTTCTTCTAGTCTTCTTGCAACTTCTCCTCCAGCTCCCGTTCCAAGGGGAACACCTTGCATAGACATCCAAACTTGTTGTGATGCGCTGTGCAAATTGCCCATATTAACAAGCTTACCAGTTGGTAATTTCTGTCTTACAGCAGCCATAGTATTATATGCAGCACCAGCTAAAGCATCAACTAAATCGTCTGTAACCACTTCTCCTTCTCTTCTAGGATATACTCTATATCCTTGTGCTGTATATTTTTGTTGCAAATGTATCATTTCATTATAAAGCAAAATATTATGAGGTATTATTATTTTATCACCTACAATTAAATTATATAAATTATCATAAATTTGTACTTTATATTTAGGAATATAAGGAGTACACTTGGCAACAAGTCCATTTTTCTTTAAAGTTTGTATTGCTTCATGGCTATTCCATTGATCATATGTAATTAAGCCGAAATGATATCTTCTTTTTAATTCAACAACATATTGAGTAATTTTTTCCAATTGTAATGGATTTCCAGGAGTAGGATGCCAATATTTCATAAAATCAATAATTAAACGAAAATCTGTTTTTTTTGTTTCTTTGTTTAAAAAGGTTTCTTTATGTAAAATAACAAGAGCATAATTATGGCTTGTTCTTGCTGGATCTAAATGAGCAAAATAAACAATACCAGGTTTTCCGAGCTGATTTTCTTTAATATTAAAAGAAAAGCACTTATCTACAGAATCTTTAGGAAAGAAGTTATGTCCAGCTGTCCCTGAAAATTTTGCTCCAAATTCCATAGAAAACGCTTCATCAGAAAAAGAACTATTTGCTTCTCTTAAGCTTTTTTCTGTATATTTAGGAGAAACAATCCAGGTTGGAAGTCTACAAGATAATCTTTCTGCCACTTTTGAATCATTACTAAACAATTTCCAAAATATACCTTCTTGGCCTCTTGGAGAAGAAATGCTAATGATTTTACTGTCATAAACTAATTTTGATATTTGTTTACCTTGTTCATCTAAAACGAAATTGTTATCTTTATCTTTAACATAAACACTTCTAACATAAGTGTTTAATGATGGAGATAAAGCTTCATAAATTCTCTCTCCCGACGAAGAACTTCCTGTTTGTTTATATGAAGCAACTTCATCAAGGATAAGCACAAAAACACCTTTACCCAAAAGAGAATCAGAGTTGCTATGTCCTACTTCTAAAACAATAGATCCTTTTTTAGTCGGTAATTTTTTAGCTTTAAATTTTTTATTATCTTCTTTGTCTTTAGGTGTTAACAAATAAACAGCACTACCATCTATGCCTTCTTTGACAAATTTATCTTCAAAATAAGGACTATATAGTAACTTTTCCTTCATTTCTTTAAACGCTAATCCTGCTTGATCTCTTGCCGTTGCTATTGTTAAAATAGTAATTGCATTAGCAGAAGAAATGTTATATATCGCATAAGGATCTCCTCCTTCACATTCTAACAATCGCATTGCTTCATATAAAGCAATAATAGATGAGAGAAAATCCTTACCACTACGTCTTCCCCAAACTAATACTAATTCTCTAAAAATAGTATTATTATAATATTTATCAAGAACATTGCCTTTATCTTCTGAAGTTAATCCCCATTCTTTACATAATTGTATTTCTTCTTCTGTTAGTGTTAAATTTTCATTACCAATAGAACCTCGATAAAAAGCTTTAAGCATTATTTGTTGCGCAGGATACAAAAGAACAGGATTACTTAAAAGAGGAAGCCCTAAATATTTTTTACTATTACAAAAAGTTATAATATCTGGAATAAAAATATTAGTTTTAGTAGAGCTTAACGCAATATCGTTTTTAAGATCATCTACTAGGCTTTTCATTGATTTAAATTTTTTTCTTGGCATATCTCTTTTATTCTTCAATAATAGGGTGAGCTTGAACGTGCTTTAATAAATTATTATACATAATACTTGATAAACGATCATTTTGATAATCATTAATATAAATATAATTATAAGCACTCAAAAGCATAGCAGACATTGTTGTGCCTGATGGATCTAGCACATTGCTTCCAATGTTTGTTATATAATCTTGTGATTGCAATAATCTTAACATGGCTTCATAAGAAGCTTCTTTACCTGATGCCAAGTTAGCAACTATTAAATTATACTCTGCTCGTGTTACCATAATATCTTATGTATAAATAATTTGATTAAAATCTCGTGACGACGTTGTTAGTAAATTTGTTTTTTGAGTTAATCTAAAATAATATACTGTTCCTCTCGTTAAATATTCATTCTGTGTACTAGTGTATCTAATTTTTCTTCCAGCATAACTAGAACTAATTCCTTTTATTGGAAGCGGAGCAAATAATCCTTTTACTTTTTCATATTCCCAATATTCTTTATCTGATTCACTATCTATTATTTGTATAATATTAGAAAAAGATGAATCTGTTGCTATTGTTAATATAAAATTATAAAATTGTGATTCATTATCAGAGTCGTCTACAATTAATTCTTCAAAAATCCAAGAACCTTCATTATATAAATATAAATCTAAAATATCTAAATCTGTCATACTATTCTCTGTTAATAATCTACTCATTTTATAGTTATAAAATGATAAGAAATCATTTATAGAAACATTTCTTATGTTTATACCATTTATATCTTTTCTAAATCTGTTTAAAAACATATCTATTAAACTTGTAATAGAATCTCCAAAAATTGTTTGCCTTTTTTCTACATTATTAAAAGCAGCTAATTGGGTAGAAGACATAAATAAATCAACATTTACAGGGACACTGTTGCTTTCTAAAATTGCATTATTAATAGCTATAAATTCATTTTCTCTTTTTACATAGTATGCAACTGCTTTTGCCAATTCTATACTTGAGTTAAACCATTCATCTTGTTCATTCGTTGCGTCTTCATATTCTTCTTGTCCTCTAAATACAACAGGCACAAGAGGATCACCAAAAAAACCAATAGTCCAGTTGGCAAATGGACATGCATATAAAAAAGCTTCTCCTAAAACGGCTCCATTCAATAAAGCATTAAAAAATGGAGAAGGTCTTAAGTATCCATCAATAGTTGGATCTGACAAAGCTCCAGCAGAACATACATATTCGTTTGTAAGAGCATTAACAGCCCAATAACCATCATCGATACTTCTAAGCGTTTTTCCTCCTTCAGCGTCAGCATTATACAGGAAAAATCTTGCGCTATCTGTAACCCTGAAAAAAGAATCATCTGTTATTTCTGTTCCCCATCCCCAATAAAATGAATCATGCTGCAAAAAAGGTAAAACAGTATCTATATAAGGATCAATAAAAATAGTAGAACATGTTTTTAAATTTAATAAAGGTAATGTATTGCATATGAAATCAGTCAAATCATTATTATAATCATCATAACCACTTTTATGAATAGAAGAGTAGGGGTCTATAAAAAATCTTCCATTAGCTTGCAATTGATTTCTAAAGTTTTTTGCATTGTTTATCAAGTCAAGAGATTGTTGTAAAGAAGGAGTATCTATTCTTGCTGTAATTAATGATTTTGTTGTATTGTTCTCTATTTCTTCATAAGGTTGATATTCTTGTTTATCATATAGCGAATTGAATTTTTTTTTGGAATAGTCAGTATGTAAACTAGCTAATCTAGATGTAGAAGAAATAATATCTTCTCCATCTCTAAATCCTCCAACAACATTATATCCCAAAACAATAACAAACACATCATAGCTGACAGCAGAAATATACGTTTTTATTGGAGTTTCAACTTGAGTTTTAAAATCATTATATGATGATATGATTTCTTGGTCGCTACAGGGAATAGAAAGTTTATGAGAATCATCTAGATTATGAAGATCTAAATATTGATCAGCAAAATTTTCGCTGTCTGCATCCCCTTGACGAAAAACTATTAATGTTTTTTGTCGTAAAATGTTATAATTTTGTATATTCAAAGCAAATATCCATTAATAGATAGCATAGTTGATTATTCTTTAATATCGACAAATAAGGATAATTCCTCTTTATTTACAATATATAAAAAGAAAGAATAAGCTTAATAGTATAGCTTATTCTTTCTTTTTGTTTATATCTATTGTTTGTTATTAAATGCCTGTGCTTCCAAATCCTCCTCCCCTGTCCTCAGAAGTTTCTTGCTCATTAAAATCTTGAATAAGCTCTATATTCGCTTGTTCTATTTTATTTAGTACTCCCTGTGCTATTCTATCTCCACTTTTAACAATAAAATGATCTTCTCCTAAATTGTGCAAGATAACCATAATTTCATTGCGATAATCACAATCGACAGTTCCAGGGCTATTTGTAATCGTAATCCCCTTTTTGGCGGCTAGGCCGCTTCTAGGTCTTATTTGCAACTCATATCCTTCTGGTATAACAGCTGCTATACCTGTTGGAACAATCGCTCTACCGCCTGGTGGGATAACAATAACATTCTTTACAATATGATCATTTTCTATTAAATAACTATCTATAAATCTTTTATGCGATTCATCCACTACAGCATGTAAATCAAATCCAGCAGATCCTGGTGTTTGATATTTAGGCAAAACAGCATCTTCTCTTACGAATTTCATTTTCATCTTTAATCCCATAAAACAACTTCCTTTCATTAATCATAAATTAAGAACATTTTGTCCATCCGCAATTTTGACATATGACACAGCCTTGTTCTCTCACCAAGCTGTTCATTTTGCATTCCATACAAGTCTCTCCTGACACTTTTGTCCCATCAACTATATATCTCTTTAATGTTCGGGCAATAGCCTTAGAAAGGCTTTGTAGGTCTCCATCGATTTTTTCAAGTTGATGAACTACAAAAGAGATATCAGCGCCATGCCTCAAAGAGATAGATATCATTCTAGTCAAAGCTTCTTCCTCTTCTGTTGAATGCTCTGCCAATGATTCTATTGATTCTCCATTTTTAGAAAATAGAAGATATTTTCCTCGTTTGATTTTAGCCGTAATACCATATTTCCCTTTTTGGATGTGCCCATTTTTGCCAGCAAAAACCTCATAAGGTTCATTAGCTAATAATCCAACAACAACAAAATAGGCTTCTCCTTTAACTTTTACATGATAGATATGACTTGGCAGTTCTTTTGGCCTTTTAATCGCATGAGTTTTTTTAATAGATCCGGTTTCGCTGCTAGCTCTTGTTGGTCTTTTGCAATCAATGCAATCTTCTTCTGGTTTTTCTTTTTTAGCTTTATCTTTTGTGTCAATCATGACGCCTGTTCTCGAATTGGCACGATAAACTGTCATTCCTTTACAACCACTTTTCCACGCTTTGGTGTAAATTTGTGAAACAAGTTCTTTAGAAGCTGATTCAGGCAAGTTTATGGTTGAAGATATTGAGTGGTCAATGTGCTGAGTCGCTATCGCTTGAAGTCTAACTCTATGTTCCCAGTTGATATCTTTTGCACAATTGTTAGCCCAAGGAGATTTTTGTATATCTGTTTCTCCTGTTACTGCCATCCAATCCGCAAGCTTAGGATGATAGACATCAAATTCTTGCCAAGCATCTCCTAGCTGATCTACAAAATCTACTCTAGCTTCTTTATCGTTAGGATTAATTTTTTTACGTCTGCTATAACTCATTTTAAATAATGGCTCGATACCAGATGTTGTTTGTGTAAGCAAACTTACACTACCTGCTGGGGCGGTAGTTAGACATGCTATATTTCGTCTGCCATATTTCTGCATATCATTCCAAAGGTCTATGTCTTCTTCTTTAATCCGATTTAAAAATGGATTGTCCTTTTCAAGCTCAGTATCAAATACGGGGAAAGCTCCAAGTTCTTTAGCTAATTCTACTGAGCCGCGATAGGCTCCTAATTTTAAAGACTTATAAATTTGGCCTACTGCTTCAATGCCTTCTTCTGATCCATAAGAAATGTTTGATGCGGCTAGTGCATCAGCAACGCCTGTAATGCCTGTACCAGTTCTTCTTCCTGTTTCACAAGTGGTTCTGATTTTTTTCCATAGATTCAATTCATTTCGTTTGATATCTTCGTCTTCAGGATCGGATATAATTTTGTTTATAATTCTGTTAATACATTCTAATTCTAAATCTATGATATCGTCCATAAAACGTTGAGCAATAATAGCATCTTGATAAAACTCTTCAAAATCGAAGAAAGCTTCATTAGTAAAGGGCTTTTTAACATAGGAATAAGCATTCAGCACCAATAGGCGACACGAATCTAAAGGACTAAGAGGTAGCTCGCTGCAATTATGAACAATAATTCCATTTGCAGAGAAAGCATGACTATGTTTTATAGTGCAATCATATACTTCTTTTTCACCTATGCTTTTAATACTTTCGATTGGGTCAACCATATAATCACAATATAGTCCTCTTTTTGTTAGTGAATTTAAAGACTTCTGAAGTTTTTCTTGTTTTATTTCATCTTTAAACCCAATAATTGTTGAAAATTTTTGGATATTATTTTTTGAAATAACAAGTTCGTGATTAACTTTGCAAAAATATTTTTTATAACCACCCTTACCATCTGGTAAGTCTCGATATCCGGAATCTTTACGATTTTTATAGATTCTAGACATGATTCCTAATCTTAATAACATTCTTTGAACTGTTTCAAGATTGCTAATACTAACAGAGCTTAATCGAATAGATCTGCTTGTTTTAACATCACTATATAACACTGTTCCATCAGCATCAAATAATCCTGAAATAAAGCCTTTATGAAATTCGCTACTAGTTTGTTCTAATTCAGTTTTAACTTCTTTATTTTTTGTAATAAAATCAGATGCAAAATCCCATAGTTTTTTGCTTTTTACCGATGTTGTATCTCTTTGAATTGCATAAACAGCAGTTGCGCTGCCACTTCCTAGGTCAGCTCTAGCATTAAAGTTATTATGTATAAAATTAGAAGCAAGTTTTTTCATTTTCATCTTGTTATTACCCCAATAACAAAGTTTAGCACTATTTTCAGCAACAACACCATCTCCAAGTAAGCTACCTACAAGCCATCCTTCTTCAAAGTTCCCTGTTTCACCCCAATTATTATTAGTCGATATCCCGTCTAAAACTAATAAATCACCCACATTGAGTTTTTCAAGAGCGGTCCATTTATATTTATAATCACGTTTTGTCCGTATTGCATGCTTCATAAGATGATTTTTTGTACAATTAACTATAAATCCTGATTTTGTAGTGACTTTATATGTTTCTTTAATACCTGTTTGGAAAAATCCCTGATCAGTAGAAGCAAACTTTTTAGCATTAATCAATGCTGTAAACGGCGTATCTATAAGTTCTTTTACTTGTTTTGCTCCGATATCTGTCATAATCCACATATCAGAAGTAATACATGGGTTAGTGGATTCTGTTTTAAATCCAAAAGCAGAATAACAATCTGCTGGACTTTCTCTAATAATGTTATCCCAAAATAGTAGTCCTGGTTCAGCAGATGTCCATGCGTTTTCTATAATAGCATTCCAGACTTCTTTAGCTTTGATATTTTTACGAATAGAAGGATTGCTGGAATCAACAGGCCATCTTAATTCGTATTCTGTATCTTCTTCAACCGCTTTTAAGAATTCATCTGTTAGTTTAACAGAAATATTTGCGCCTGTAATCTTGGTAAGATCTTTTTTTGAAGAAATAAAACGCAAAACTTCAGGGTGATGGACGCTTAAAGAGATCAATAATGCTCCTCTTCGACCTGATTGTCCTACTTCTCTTATGGTATTAGAAAATCTTTGCATAAAGGAAATAATACCTGTCGATGTCCTTGCCGCATTGGATGTATGAGCACCTGTTGGTCTTAATGCAGATATATCTAATCCAGCTCCTCCTCTTCGTTTGCTGATTTGAACTAATTGTTCGTCTGTTCGCATAATACCAGCATAGCTATCTTTAGGAGATTCTACCACGTAACAGCTAGATAATGTTACAAACTGATATGGATTGCCAATGCCATACATTGGAGAGCCTTGAGGAATGATTTTTCCAAAGTTCTTTAAATAGTTATAGATTGTTTTCCTGGGAATTGGATTCTTATATTTATATTTTTCTATTCTGTAGATATTGTCCGTCAATCTCCAGTGCATATCATCAGCATTTTCTTCTAATATATTTAATTCAGAGTCTCTTAAAGCGTATTTATCTAAAAATACTTTTGCCGATAAGTCGTTGCCTTGAAAATACTTAACAGATGATTTGAAAGCATCTTCATAAGATATAATATTTTTCACGTTCTTTTTTTCTCCTGATAATTCAAATGCTATCATGGAAAATAACAAATATTACTATTGTTATCCTCCTGTTTTAAAATATATTATTTTTTAAAAAATATAACTCTTTGTTGCAACAAGAAGTTGTCTATAAAAAAATATTAAGATTTATTAATCTCTATTTAATAGTATAAAATTATATTCAATCACTTAGCCATATATAATTGCTACTTTTTCTTTAATTCTTTTATATCAAATAGTTTTTTATAAAAATATTCTCGACCAATGCCATCATATTTAGATTTAACTTCACTAACAACATCAACTAACGATCTTCTTTCCCCAAAAGCATCTGTATCTGAACAATTAATAATATGTTTTTTGGTTTGTTTTTCGTTTATTTCTTTAATCCACGTTTGCCCACGAGAACAGTTCCTTAAAGTATGAGATTTATGAAAACGATTTTTACCCCAAAAGTCTGTTTTTCCGCCTCTATATTGACAGTCATATCCTAAAAAGACGATTGGATTAGCTCCTAATAAACAAGCCAATTGGAAAGCTAAAGGTCCAGAACTTCCTCTCCCATGTAAAATATTAGCATCTATAGGAATTTTATAATGTCCTGTAGATAATCTAAAATGATATGCAATATTATCTGGATCTGCTACATTCCTACTATATTTAATAGCATTTAATTTAGGTAATATTTTTCTTTCTGTTGACCAGAGCTCTATATCTTGCCATATTAATATAGTAGTATCTAACATTCTAAAACTTCTATTAATACCTATTGTAAAATAAGGCTCTAATAAATAAATAGGCTGGTCAGATAGAGAAGGAGCATTCCCCAATATAAAAACAGGGATATTGTCCATTTTATTTGACCAAGATCTTAATGTAGATCTTCTATTAACAGCTATATGTTTTAATCTTTTATATATCATTTTTCTTTTAGAAATTTACTCCATGATTTAGGTCTTGTTATTAAAGATCCTGCTGTATATACAGGATTCCAAATTGGAGTTTTGGGTTTTTTTAATAAAGCCATTCCAAATTCTTTAAGAGTTTTGTTCCCTTTTTTAGAATTAATTTCTTTTGTAGAAATTACAACATTATTCCAAACGGTTTTTCCTCCTCTTGATTTAGGAATTACATGATCTACAGTAGCTTCGTTAGTTTTAAGTTTTTTTCCTGAATATTGACACATATAAGAATCTCTTATCAATAAATTTTTTCTTGTTAACCGAACAGGAACTTGAGGAATTTTATTATATTTAACTAATAAAACAACTTCAGGAAGTCTAATATTTATATGAACTGCATTAATGAATTTATATGGGAATGTCCACTCTACTTCTCTAGACAAGCTATACGAGAGCAACCATTCTTCCCAAGTATATGTTTGATAAAATTCTTCATCTATAGCTACAGCTCTTGCAGAAAATAATCTTTCAATAGCTGATCTAACTGTTTCTATTCTAATAGGTATCCAACTTTTGTTAAGAACCAATACAGGATTATTTAATATATTTGTCATTGTTTAAATTCTTAATTCCTTTTTAATAAAGCATACTTTATTAAGGGTTTTTGTTGCGTGTTTTTAATATAATAAACACAATAAAATAAATCAATATCAAGCTGAACAAAGCTCGAATAACCAAAATTAAATATATTTTCTTTTCTTTCAGTATCTATTATTCCAGTAGAAATTTTATTTGTTTTTAAATTGTGAATAAACCAACAAACAGCTATTTGAGAAGTATCTCTATAAGTTCCCATTATTTCATATTTAGAAATCACATTAACAGTTGGTCTGTGCCCATAAAATGATAATTCTTTGGGTTTATCCCAATTTATACCATCTAAGCTTTTAGATAAATACATAGGTCTAATTTGTTTTGTGTTTTCTCTTAGATATGCATAAAGACACTTATCATTATAATTAACAATAGAAGCTTCACAAAAATCTTTATCTTTTTCTTTTGCCATTAAATTACAATCATGAAAAGTCTTGCCATTATCTCTTGACCAATAGACTATTTCAATTAAATTGTTAATATGTTTATCTCTTTTATGAACACAAAATAAAACTTTATTTTGAAAATTAACCAATCTATCAGGGACCATGCCGTTTATTTCAGTTAAAGACATGTTTTTTAATTGTGCTTGTTGCTCATGCTCATCAACATCTAAAGAAACGATTTTAAACGTTGCTTTTCTTTCTTCAGTATGATTTTTAGTGTCACAAAAAATGACTAACTTTTTGTTCTCTTTAAAACTGAATCTAGGACAATTCCAAACAAAACCAATGCTAAATAAAGAAGCACCAACGCTATCCATTTTATTCCATGTTTTGCATTGATCATTGGAAACAAATAAACATAAAGAAGAACTTACAGGATGATGTGCATTTCCTGATCTATAAACCAAATAATAATTATGATTTTGTTTACTTTTTACAATATCTGGAAAAGATAGATAGTAGTCTTTATTAGATTGTATAATTCCTTTTTTAATAACTGATAACATTATTGTAATCTTTCTTAAAAAATAATGTTTTTATTATTTACAGAATTTATTTCACAAAGAATTTCTGTACTAAAATAAGTAGGATTTTTTTGAATTTTATTTTGTAATTTTTTTAATATTTTACGATGTAACTGTGACATTCTGCATGCAGAAAGTTCAAATTTTTCTGATATAGCTTTCATTGTTAACGATTCATAATAATGATAATATATTACAATTCGTTCAAAATCACTAAAATCTTTTCCCATTAATTTGCTAAAAAATTCTTTTCTTATTGCATCCCCTTCAGGAGATGTGTCTTTAGATTGTAAATGTTCATTAAAATCTTTTTTATTTTCATTATCATTTATTTCTGTAGAAACTGTTTTTTCTAAACTAGAAGTATAAACAGCATGATATTTTTTTTGATTTTTATGATAATCGTTAACATTCATTGAACTATTTTCTAGTACGGTTGTTTCATATGCCTTATGTCCACATTCTGCTTCTATTTTATGTTGTGTTTGTTCTAAAGATTTTTGTCTTAATTTTACACTTCTAGGAATCCAATCTTCAGCTCTTAGTCCATCTATAATTGCTCCTTTGATTTTATAATAAGCATATGTTTCAAATTTTGTTTGTTTTGTGCGATCATATTTATCAATTGCTTTATATAATCCATCTAATCCCAAAGAAGCTAATTCATTTTGTGTAAATTTAAAATTGAAGTTAGAAACCATTTTACCTGCAATTTTTAAGACATAACTATAATAATATTCAACAAGATTGTTTTTTAATTTTTTTGTTCTTTTTTTTAAAAAACTATTCCACACTTTTTGTATTTTTATTTTTTCTAGTTTTTTTTTATTCATAATAATAATTTTTAACTCTTTTTTTATAATATTACCTATAATTATGTAGTTCCTACATATATTATCTTATTTTTATAACACAAAATCAAAATAAATATCACTTTTTAGAAAAGAAAAAAATGAAAACTATCATTAACTCTATGTTAGATCAAGACCTTTATAAGTTATCAATGCAACAAGCAACATTCCTCCTCTATCCCGATGAAGATGTAGAATATCAACTGTTTTGCAGAGATAAAATCGAATTTCCTTTAAATTTTGCAAAAGAATTAAAAACACAAATAAAAAAAATGGAGAGTCTTTCTTTGCTTAAGGAAGAAAAAGATTTTCTGTCCCAAAAATGCCCTTATCTTAAAAGAACATATTTAGATTTTTTATCAGGATATAGATATAACTCTAATGAAGTTAATGTTGAGCAAAAAGGATCTGGCATAAATGTAAAAGTTACAGGTCCATGGTATCGTACTATTTTGTGGGAAGTCCCTTTGATGGCTATGATAAGTGAGCTTTTCTATAAAATGACATATTCTGATTCAGAACAAGAGATTCACATAAAAACAGCAAAGAAAAGAATAAAACAAAAGGCTTCGTATCTTGTCGATGCTCATGCATATGCTGAATTCGGCACAAGAAGAAGATATTCTTTTCATACACAAGACATAGCATTAAAAGAATTGATTACAAATAAATCTTTAGTTGGAACGAGTAATTTATATTTTGCAAAAAAATATAATATTAAACCCATCGGAACGCAAGCACATGAATGGTTTATGTTCCATGCTGCAAAGTATGGTTTTACCGCAGCTAATTCATTATCTCTTGAGAAATGGATAGATATTTATCAAGGAGAGTTAGGTATAGCATTACCTGATACCTTTACAACAAATGTTTTTCTTCGCTCATTCACAACAAAATACGCTAAACTTTTTGATGGAGTAAGACAAGATAGCGGTGATCCGATTGCTTTTGCCAAAAGTATGATACAACACTATAATAAGCTAAATATTGATCCTTTAAGCAAAACAATAGCATTTAGCGATGGGATCAATCATATAAATCAAATTCAAAAAATAGGTAATTTTTGCTGCAATAAAATCAAATACTCTTTTGGCATAGGAACTTGGCTAACTAATGATGTTGGAGTTCCATCTTTAAATATGGTTATAAAAATGACTAAGGTAAAAAGTTTAAACGGTTCATGGGTAAATACATGTAAATTATCAGATAGCACAGGAAAACACACTGGAGAAAAAGAAACTATTGCTTTATGCAAAAAGACTCTAATGATCTAAAGAAAATTATGCTTTTCTTGCTCTTTTGCCAACAACTTTTTCCCATTTTGATAATTTTTCTTTAGGAGGATGCGCTTTTTTCCAACGCAAATGTCTGTATTTAGTCATGGCAATAATAGTAATGTAAATATTATGAGCTTTTTCTTCTTCAATATTAAATTGATCAAACCAACCCCAATTTTTAATATCTGTATAATATGATGAAGTCTCTTCTGTTAATTCTTTTTTAACTCCTGTTTGATATAAATATATATCTTTATATATATTCTCAGCAAAATCAATAGCTAATTTGTATAATTCCTCATCTAGCGGCATATTTTTCTCCTAAAAGAATATCATTATTATATTTACTTCAATATAATATCTTTTTTCAAAGACACATAAAATGAATTTTAAAAGAATATCAATAATTGTTTCTATAATATCGTTATTATGTACAAATTTTGATACAGACACTAAACAATTAGATGTCGTGAACAAAAAACATTCTATTAAAGACCCTAAACCTCCATATTCGCTTTGTAATGCAACAAAAGTTTTAATTAGGCAACATGAAGGATACAGAGAAAAAGTTTATCTGGACTCTACTGGGACGCCCACAATAGGCATTGGTTTTAACTTACACAGAAAAGACGCTCCTTCTAAAATAGGTCAACATTATACACTAGTTTTAAATGGACAAAAAGCTCTTACAAAAAAACAAATAGAGATATTGTTTCATAATGATGTAACTATAGCTATCTGTCAAGCAAAACAAAATATAGATCATTTCAATAGTCTACCTCAAAAAATACAAGAAGTTATTGTAAATATGATTTATAATATGGGCATTACAAAATTTAATTATTTTGTAAAATTTAAAAAAGCAATTTATAATAAGAATTATGAAAAAGCTGCATTAGAAATGATAGATTCTAAATGGTATAATCAAGTTGGCAATAGATCAAAAGAATTAGTTGCTATTGTTAGGTCATTAAAATAACATTTGACGCTATAATAATTGAAATGTTATAGACAATTTATAAAAAAACGGAAAGCAGAGGGCACGATCCTCAAACTGTTTTAGAACAGTTCTTCCCGTTTTCAAGACGGGATTGAAACCACTTTCAATTTACTTTCCTCTCACATATTAAAAATTTATTTCTCGTCTTCCTCTAATGCTTTTTCTTCCTTAGCATAATCTTTATCCCAAGACTCCATCATATTTTCTCCTGCGTTATCTAGAGCTGTTTTATCCATCACTGATCTAGCTTGAGCATAATTAGATATTGATTGTGATGCAGATCTAAAAGCAGATTGTGTTCCGATTTTGCCAACATTGTAAATGCCAACATTTCCTGTTGCCACATTCATTTTTTTAGCAACAGCTACAACATCTTGATTGGTTCCAATATATGTAAAAATCCATTTCTTTGTTTTTTTTAAAGCTTCAATAGATTCAGCAATATCAGATATTTTATATTCTTTAGAACTATTTTCATAACCATCAGTAAAAATGCTTACAATAATTTTAACATCTTCTTTTTTTAATTCGTCTTCTATTTCGTTTTTTAAAGAACTTGTACTTAAACCAATAGCATCATAAAGAGCAGTCATACCATCAGGATTATAATGAGATTTTTTAAGCTCTTCTAATTCTTCAGCTTGTTGATTCATAAAAACAGTATCTACTTCATGGTTAAAAGTCACTAATGATACTTTAAATTCTTGTTTAGGGTATTTTCTTGTTAAGTCTTTAATTGTTTGAACCTGTTCATTAAAACCAGCAATGGCTTCATTTTTTACTGATTGCATTGAACCACTTTTATCTAAAATAAGTAGATAATGATTAATTTTTCTTTTTGACATGGGTTTGTCCTTTCGTTACTTGTATCGTTTTTTGATGTTTTTGTATTGCTGCTAAAAACACGTTGATTTCTTTGTGTTCAGATTTATTAAGAGACTGCATAATATTATTACGAGACGACAACTCTTCTAATCCTGCATATCTACATATCAATTCAGGCTTAACTTGAAAGCACCAAAACTTATATAACATAGAATGAAAAGCTATAACTTTTAAAGAATAATCTTTTGAATATGGCTCATTTTCGTTGCCAAAGATAGAATCAGCTAGAATTAGAAAAGCAGTTTTAACAAAAGCTACACAAGGAATCATTGTGGTTTCTTTTAATAATGATTTGCTAGATTCGTCAGTAATATTAAGTTCTAACAAAGCTTGCCAACAATGTTTTCTGATAGCGACTAAGTTTTTATATGTAGGAGCAAATAATAATTTATTAAGCATATTATCATAAAACTCTGGAATAGGTGGAGTATTCTCTTTATAATAAAATTGTTTTTTTATGTTTTGTTCATGTTTATCCCAATTTAACATAAACAATTTATTTTTCCAATTCAGAAGCCAACAATCTTTTTTACTACTCTCATTGATTGTTAGTCGCTGTATGTGAGGAAAATAAAGATTTTTATTTATATTTAACATATAATATAACTTTATTTAAACTCATCAGGTAATAATCCTGTTGTTTCGGCTTTATCTAAAAAAGAACCAATTACACTACAATAATCATTAAGTTCATCTAAATATAAAATTGCTGGCAACGCATCATCTACAAAAGAAATTTTTTCTTTAAAAAGTTGAACTTTCCTTACTAAAATTTTAAAATCTCTTGCTAGTTCATCTAAAATTTTTCCTTTTTCTTGTTTTGTTTTCTTGCTATAAGTAGGATGATAATCTAAAGCCATATCCATAGACTCGATCATAGACTTCAAAAAAACTACATGGTCTTGCATCCATTGTAGAGTTTCTTTCAAAGAATTGCACATGTCTTTATTGTTATTGTTATTGTTATTAAACATTTTATAAAATTAAATTACCTTGTTTGGCTTCTTCATCCAGCGCGTCTAATGCTCCTGCTCCAGCAGTGACAATTTTATTATCTTGTTGCATTTGTTGTTGTTGTATTTTTTCTTTAAGTTCTTGAACAGTTTTATTAGCACAATCATGATATGCGTTAAAAGCTTCTTCAACAGTTGCTACTTCTTTAATTTGAAATTTAATTTCTCTTGGGCCTTCTTCTGTCATAACAGAAGCAACGCCTACAAAAATAATATTTGCATCTTCTTCTTTAGTTTTTTGTGGAACTGTTTGTCCTTCAATAGCCTCTGTTTCTCCTTGTTTTGTAAAAATTTCAAGCTTACGTCCATCATCTGCTAAAAACGTTTCCATCTTTCGAATATTAATCATTAGAACTCCTTATATGTTATTTCTATTAGATTTTCTTTTTTTAAAAAATAGAACATGAAGATTAAAAAAGAATAAGAAAAAAAAAGACAAAAAGGACAAGTTTTAAAATTTACAATTTAAATCTTCTATTTTGAATTTTATATCTTATATTAAGAAATCATAAACAAAATCATCTAGAAGGTTGCTATATTTAATAGCGGTCATCTCTTTTTTAATGACTCTTTGATAATTCCTCATGCTCTAAAATTTATATTTATAAAACAACTGTAATATTTGTTAAACTATTATAATTATCTAAACTTTCTTGCATATCATCAATTTTAGATTCACAATCCGTTATCATGACATCAATGTCTTTCTTTTGAAGTTGAGATTGATAATCCAAAAGCTCTGTTGCGCTTGACCATCTTGAGTTGCTATACATTTTGCCATTGTTAGTTGGAATCGCTTTTAAAAACGCGATACTAGCTTTAAGTTCTGGAAGTTCAATAAGTTTAGGTAAAATAGGAATATTAGCTTGTGCTATTTGGTCTTTTAAAGAAATAATTTGTTTACTTAATTTGTTTCTTTTAGCCAATTCTTCATTTATATCTACAACCACAATTGCAGATGCGGCAATACAATTAAACTCTTTAATGTTTTCTTCTGTTTTTCTAAGGCTTTCGACTAATCTATTTTTCAACTTTAAAGCTCTAGCAAGTGTCATTCGAGTAGTTTGTGATTCCAT